TACTAAAGTCACATCATTTACAGCAAACGGAACTTTTCAAAAACGAAACTGCACATCAACAATACCAGAGATATTAGTAGTCGCTGGTGGAGGTGGTGGCGGAGGCGGAGGTTGTGGTGCTGGAGGTGGCGGTGCAGGTGGTTATAGAACAGCTACTTGTGTTGGAATGCCTAATAGTTCCATACCTGTTACAATTGGAGGTGGGGGAACTGGAGGTTCAGGATCTTCAGGAGGACCTGTTTTAGGAATAAGTGGTGAAAACTCATCTATCTGTGGAGTATTAACAAGTACAGGTGGTGGCGGTGGAGGAGGATCTCCAACACCAGCTCCTTTTGTTAGAGGTAAAGATGGGGGCTCAGGTGGTGGTTCTGGTCACAATGCTCCTAATTGTGGAGTTATAGGATCTGGAAATACTCCTCCAACAACTCCTCCACAAGGTAATGATGGATCTTTAGGTGCATCTACACCATCTACACATATAGCTGGAGGTGCTGGAGGTGGAGCTGGAGGTGCTGGTCAAGCTGCATCATGTAGCCCTGCCCCTGGTGGAAGAGGTGGAGTTGGTGGAGTTGGTGTTTCAAATGATATTACGGGAAGTGCTGTTAGTTATGCTGGTGGCGGAGGTGGTGGAAGAGGACCCGCAAATGGTTCTCCATGTGGAACTGGTGGAACTGGAGGAGACTCAAGTGGATCAAGCCCAGGAAATGATGGAGCAGCAGGAACAGAAAATCGTGGTGGTGGCGGTGGAGGTGGTTCTGCACCTTCATCTGGAACTGGTGGTAATGGTGGTTCAGGTATAGTAGTAATTTCAGAATCAACTCCAAAATGTGCATCGGCAGTATGGAATATTCATGATCATTTTGACAACATTAGTAATAACACTTGGATAAATAGAACAGCTTCTATAAATTACATGGTAGTCGCTGGTGGTGGTGGCGGTGGTATAGCTAAAAATGATGGATCATCAGGTGGTGGAGGTGCGGGAGGTTATCGTGCATCAGGTTTTGGGCCAAGTCCATTAAGAGGATCAGCATTAAGTTTAAGTATGGGTTCTTATCCAGTTACAGTAGGAGCTGGTGGTGCAAGTTGTAATCAAGGATCAAGTTCAATTATTTCATCCATAACATCTGCAGGAGGTGGTAGAGGTGGTAAAGGAGGATATCCTTTTCCAGCAGCTGAAACAGCAGGAGGAGATGGTGGATCAGGTGGTGGAGGTGGTATGGAATTAGATCAAGCACCACAACCTGGAGGATCAGGAAATACTCCTCCCGTAAGTCCTGCTCAAGGTAATAATGGTGGAAGTTCTAATAGTGCTAATAGTCCAGACAGTGCTAGAAACTCTGGTGGTGGTGGTGGAGCAACTGCTGCTGGAGGAGATGGATCAACACCTGCATCAGGAGCAGGAGGAGCAGGTGCACCAAATAATATTTTAGTTCTAGCATGTGCTACAACATACGCTGGTGGTGGAGGTGGTGGTAGACAAGTTGGAAGTTCAGCATCAGGTGGAGCTGGTGGAGGTGGAGCAGGAAACTCATCACTAAATGGAGCTGGAGTAGCAGGAACGGCTAATACTGGTGGTGGTGGAGGTGGATCTGCAGCACAAGGAAATGTCCCTGGTAATGCAGGTGGAGCAGGTGGTCCAGGAATAGTTATTGCAAGTGTAGCAGGAGGCGGAGATGTTTATTTAGATACCTCAAGTGTGCCAAATGCACCCGTAACTTCTCCTGATGGAACAACATATATTGCACAATTTAAAGCATCTGCAACATTAAATGTAAGAGATATAGAATGTGGTACAGCATTTGATTATTTAGTAGTTGCTGGTGGTGGAGCAGGTGGAGCACAAAGAGCTGGTGGAGGTGGAGCTGGAGGATTTAGAACATCCTTTCCAGGAGGAACAAAATTAGTTTTAAGCCCAGGACCAAATGCTATTACAATTGGTGCTGGTGGATCAGGTAACTCTAGTACTGGTTCAGAAAACCCTGGATCTAACTCATCTGTTGGAGCTATATTTGCATCTGGCGGAGGTGGTGGATCTGGTTGTGGAGGCAGAACTGGTGCACCAGGTGGATCAGGAGGTGGTGGAATGGCCACTACATCAGGTGGATCAGGAAATGTTCAACCAACAAGTCCCTCTCAAGGAAATAATGGTGGAACTGGAAATAATTCACCAGGTGGTTTTGGTGGCGGTGGCGGTGGTGGAGCTAGTGCAGCAGGATCAAATGGATCATCTAGTGGAGGTGGAGCAGGAGGAGCAGGCACAACTAATTGTATTACAGCATCACCCACAACTTTTGCTGGTGGTGGAGGTGGTGGTTCAGCTCCAGGAGGCTCTGGTGGTTCTGGTGGTCCTGGTGGTGGAGGAGCAGGAAGTAATTCTGGTAATGGAACAGCGGGCACTGTTAACACTGGCGGTGGAGGTGGAGGTTCAAAAGAGCCTGCAGGTACTGGAGGAGCTGGTGGTTCAGGAATTGTAGTATTAAGACTAGCAACAGCTAATAAACCTGCATGTTTTGCAGCAGCACCTGGATGCGTTTCTTGTGTATCTACTTCAGGAGATGATACTATAGTTAAATTTACAGCATCAGGAACATTGACTTTATAGAACATAAATAATATAACTTAACTTTTAAGGAGAATATAATATGGCACATTTTGCAGAGTTAGAATCAAAAACAGATCCAACAGGTTTTACATCTGATACACATCTAGTTGTAAAAAGAGTGGTGGTTGTAGGAAATGATTGTGTACCTTCAGACGAGCATGTTGATGGTGAAACATGGTGTGTAAATTTTTTTGGTGGTGGCACATGGAAACAAACTTCTTACAACAATAATTTTAGAAAACAATATGCAGGTATAGGTTATGTTTATAATGCAACTAAAAATAAATTTTTAGTACCACAACCTTATAAATCATGGGCTTTAGATTCAAGTGACGATTGGCAAGCGCCAATAACATATCCATCAGTAACTGATGATGGTGAGGATACACCCTCGTGGTTTTATCAAATTAATTGGAACGAAACAAAATATAATTCTGACAACAATAAAGGTTGGGAAGCAACTAAATCAAACGACACTTCAGATCCAAAAACAGTTTATAATTGGAATGGTTCAGCTTGGGTGTCCGAATAGGGGACCTAAATGCCTAGACAAAATGGCGGACTCATTGGTAAAAGAAACGTAACTTCTTTTGGGAAGTGTAAAGTTACTTCATTTACATCATCAGGAAATCTTTGTACGCAATCAACCACTAGAGTGGTTCAAAGTTTAATTGTAGCTGGTGGCGGTGGCGGTGGAGGTGATCCACCCAATGGTGCTGCTGCAGGTGGCGGTGGTGCTGGTGGTCTCTTAGATATAGAAACAAATGTTTCTGGTTCAACTCAATATTCTGTAACTGTTGGTGGTGGCGGTGCTGCTGGTTCAAATTCAGGCAGCGGTGCTGTTGGGGCAACTGGAAATAATTCAGTTTTTAATAGTCAAACTGCGTGTGGTGGAGGCGGCGGTGCTAATTATGGTAGTGCAGGTGTTGCTGGTGGTTCTGGTGGTGGCGGAGGTGGTAATGGTACAAACGCTGGAGGTTCAGGAGTAAGTGGAGAAGGTAACGCTGGAGGAGCAGGATCAGGTGCACCCAAAAGAAGAGGTGGTGGTGGCGGTGGAGCTGGTGGTGTAGGTGGAACTGCTAGTAATTCAGGTTGTTGCACTGGTGACGGTGGTGTAGGTGTTCCAAAAACAATAACAGGATCAGATGTAGATTATGCTGGTGGTGGAGGAGGTGGATCTTATTATGCACCTAATTCATCTCCAAATGTAGTACCATCAGGTTCTGCTAGTCCTTGTGGAACTGGTGGTAGAGGTGGTAGATCAGGAGTATCTCCTGTATCATCTGAAGCTGGAACTACTAATAGAGGCGGTGGAGGTGGTGGAGGTGGTTCTACAAATTTACCTGCAACTACTGCAACTGCATCTGCAGGTGGCTCTGGTATTGTTGTCACAAAAGAATTAAACAAAGCAAGTGGTGTATGGAATTTAAGAAGTCAATTTAGTGCAATTAAACAAGGAACATGGCCTGATGGAACTAAGTTTTTAAATGCTAGTTTAAATTATTTAATAGTCGCTGGTGGTGGTGGCGGAGGTGGTCACGCAGCTAGTAATGGTGGCGGAGGTGGTGCTGGTGGTTACAGAGCTACTGGTTATGGACCTAGTCCATTACGAGGATCAGCATTAGGATCTGAAACAACAGGAACATATACAATTACAGTTGGTGGTGGCGGAACTTCTTGTTACAATGCAACAAATGGAGCTGATTCATCAATAGCTTTTTCAAGCACGATTACATCAGCAGGAGGTGGTGCTGGTAGTAGTGGAAATTCTGCTACATTGGCTCACACTGGTGGATCTGGTGGTGGAGGATCATCAAGCACGGATGGTGCTGCAGGTAATACACCTCCGACTGATCCCCCTCAAGGTAAAAATGGTGGAGATGGTTCAGGTCCAAGTGGATATGCTGGTGGCGGTGGAGGTGGAGCAACTGGTTGTGGAAGTGATTCAGGGCCAGACAATTATGGTTCTGATGGAGGAGATGGAGGTGCTGGAGCACCTAATACAATTTTAGGGCCAGATACATCTTATGCTGGTGGTGGTGGAGGTTTTACTTATTCTCATTGTGCTTGTGCTGGATCAGGTGGTGCAGGTGGTGGAGGAAAAGGAGGAAGAGCAGGAAATAGTCCAGCTCCTACTGATCAAGGTGCTGTAAGTGGAACCGCAAATACTGGTGGTGGAGGTGGTGGTAGAGCTGTAGCATCAGCTCCTTTAGGTGGTGGAAATGGTGGATCAGGTATTGTTGTCATTAGAGGACCAAGTGCATTAACATTTGCAGGTAGTCCTTGTTGTGCATTTACAGGATCAACGCATCCAGGTGGAGATAAGATAGCTAAGTTTACTGCTTCTGGCACATTGACAATTTCTAAATAATTTAATATATTATTTTTATGGTGGTAAAAGAAAGAATATGAATCTTACAAATTATTATTGGTATTTTCAATCAGTGATTCCAAAACGTATTTGTGATGATATTGTTCGTTATGGAAAACAATTGCAAGATCAAATGGCAGTCACTGGTGGATATGGTAATCAAAAATTAAATGAAAAACAAACAAAAGATTTAAAAAAGAAAAGAAACTCTGACATTGTTTGGATGAATGATAGATGGATATATAAAGAAATACAACCATATGTTCACCAAGCAAATGCAAATGCAGGTTGGAATTTTCAATGGGATTTTTCTGAGTCTTGTCAGTTTACAAAATATACTAAAGGTCAATTTTATGATTGGCATTGTGATAGTTGGGACAAACCATATATGCGAGAGGGCAATGATCTATCAAACGGTAAAATAAGAAAACTATCTGTAACAGTTACATTATCAGATCCAAAAGAATATAGTGGTGGTGAACTAGAATTTGATTTTAGAAACTTAGATCCAGATAAACCTAGAAAACCTGTTAAGTGTAAAGAAATATTACCTAAAGGATCTTTAGTTGTTTTTCCTGGTTTTGTTTGGCACAGAGTATGCCCAGTTAAAAAAGGCACAAGACATAGTCTAGTAATATGGAATTTAGGATGGCCTTATAAATGAGTTTTCCAAAACAATTAAACCTAGAACAATATTTTGCATCACCTATATGGTGGGCAGATGAGCCTAAGTTTGTAAAAAAACTAAACAAAGCATCTGATAAATATATAAAACAATCACAAAAAAATTTAAAAGAATCAATAGATAAACGTAATAAAAGATTTGGTAACAAAGGTGATATGGGTCATGTGTTTCATTCAACATCTTTAATAGGTGATCCTAAATTTAAAGAATTACAGGATTATATTGGTGCAACTGCAAATAATTTATTAATTGAAATGGGTTTTGATTTAACAAATTACTCAATATTTATCACAGAAATGTGGGTGCAAGAATTTGCTAAACAAGGTGGAGGACATCATACATTACACACACATTGGAATGGTCACATATCTGGTTTTTATTTTTTAAAAGCATCAGAGGCTACGTCCATGCCCTTGTTTGAAGATCCAAGACCGGGTAATGTAATGAACCTATTACCAGAAAAAGATAAAACAAAAATTACGTACGCAACATCTCAAGTAAATTATCAAGTTAAACCAGGCAGACTAATATTTTTTCCGTCTTACATGCCACATCAATACATGGTGGATATGGGTTATGAGCCTTTTAGGTTTATACATTGGAACTGTCAAGCTATACCAAAGAGTGTATTAAATGCAAAATAAAGATATGAAAAAAGCAGTTATAAAAACTTTATTAGAATCTAGTCCCTTAAAAAATAAACCAAATTTTATAGATAATTTTATAAAATCTAAAATGCAACTGAAAGGAAAAAATGTCATTAAAAAAATCGGCGTTTCAAAAAAATAAATATAGTATATTAAGAAATGCCA